GGGTGGATTTGAACCACCGACCTCCAGGTTATGAGCCTGGTAAGCTACCGGGCTGCTCTACCCCGCGTCAAAGCTGAACATAAAGTAAACACAGAACAATCAAAAGTCAAGCACTAATTTTAAAATTTTTCAAAAAGAAAAGCGCCGAACATTTGCAACTGCTCCGCGCTTTCCTTTGCCGGTCATTTCGTTTGCAACCGATCCGATCCGGCGTTCCTTCGGGTTTTGTTTATAAGCCGGATCGGCGGGATTTGAACCCGCAACTCGTTACAGTCGCACGCGCCTTGACATTTGGCCACGATCCGATTGATGGTGGTTGATACGCTCAACCAACAAAAAGCGCCGATACGTCCGGATCGGATCAGAGCCGCGTCTTTCTTTACAGTCTGTTATACGGCCATTCAAGACTTTAACTTTTTTATTCACACCGGAAAAGTTTTGCAAAAACAGGTGCCGCGAGAATACTTTTTTGAAAAGTCTGTAGGTCGCGGATTTAGACTTTCAGTTCGGACAGGAAGGACTCGAACCTTCGACCTTAATCCATAGTTAAACGGAACGTTCCAACGCTCTACTCAACTGAGCTACTGTCCGGCAAAATTGACTTTATGCCGGAATTATATCGCCGGAAAAACAAAAAAGTCAATACATAAAAAAATTTTTTTTGAACATTTGCGTATAATTTGCCTAAAATAGTTTTAGAACGGCAAAACCGAGGATTAAAACATGGCAAGAAAAGATTTAACAGAAGAAGAAATCGCCGATTTGAAGGCGCGGCGAAAAAAACTTTTTAATGCATACACCAGCGGCACCGCTACAATAAGCCACAACGGAAAAAGCGTCACTTTCAGAAGCCTGGACGACATCAAGGCCGCCATTGACGCCATCGACGCCGAACTCGGCATTAAGAAGACCAGAATCATTAAAACAGTCACCCGCAGGGGGTTATCATGAGTTTAAAGAAAATTGTAAAACGCTTTTTTTCGGATCCGGCTTTCGGAACTTCGAGCCGGGGGCGGATGCGCTCCTGGCGCGTAACCGGTGCCGGTCCGAACACGTTAATTGTTTATTCGGTTGAGGAAATGCGCCGGAAATCGCGCGATTTGACGCGAAACTTCGGTTATATGAACGGCGCATACGAAACCATCGCCAGCAACATCGTAGGACCGGGAATTCGCGTTTTGCCGCGGCACGAAGACTGTAAGTATTGCGAAAAGCTCGTAAAATTATGGAACTATTGGCAAAACCACTGCGACCTCGAAGGCGTCCACAATCTAAAAAGCCTCTTATCCTTGGCCGTAAGAGAGCGCTGGGAAGGCGGCGAGGTCTTTATTCGGTTTATTCCCGATAATAGCGACAAAATACCGCTCAAACTGCAAATTATACCGGCCGAGCAGGTAAAAATCGATGAAAACTATTACGATTCCGGCACAGACGAACGCGTTATTGCCGGCGTAAGGTTTGACAAGATGGGGCATCGCAAATCGTTTATTTTATACCGTAACAACCCGAACGAGAGCGTGATCGCGACAAACACAACCGACACGGTCGAAGTGCCGGCAGATCAGATTTGCCACTATTTCAAGCCGTTATGGGCGGGGCAAGTGCGCGGCGTGCCGGAAGCATTCGCTGTTCTTTTGAAATCGCGCGAAATGCTGGAGTATGACGAAGCGGAGCTGGCCAAAAAGAAGATTTCGGCTATGCTTGCCGGCTTTGTAACCACGCCGACCCCGGACGGCGCACTTAACTCGGACGACGAAGACGAAGACGCCGGACCGGGCGAAGCCATCGCCGAGTTGACGACCGGCACGATTACGACGCTGGCACCGGGCGAGGATATTAAATTCAACCCGACAACCGAAAGCGGCAGCTCTTACGAGCCGTTTATGGCGCAGAATTTACGGTTAATTGCCAACGCGGTGCAATTGACTTATGAAGAATTCGCCAACGATATGTCAAAAACCAACTTTTCAAGCTCGCGCATGGGGCTAAACATAACCCAGCGCAAGCACCGGCAAGAACAAGATCGGTTAATACACCAGGTTTTACGCCCGATTTGGGAACACTTTGTCGCAGCGGCGGTTTTGAGCGGCGAACTCGATGTCAATATTTCAAAATATGCGGACGATCCGGACGCTTACCATTTAGCGCACTTTCAACCGGCCGGCTGGGCATACGTTAACCCGCAGCAGGAAGTGGCCGCCGAAAAAGAAAAAGTTTTGTGCGGCTTTGCGTCGCGTTCGCAGATTATTTCGGAAAACGGCGGCGATGCGGCCGAAGTTGACAATCAGATTGCAGCGGATGCCGACCGGGCGGCAAAGTTAGGCCTTGTTTTTTCGGTTGATCCGACGAACGGCCTGGGCGCTCCGGAACCGAACTCAAGCAAGGATATAGAAGAAAAATAAAAAATTTTTTTGAACATTTATGCTCAAGGAATTTATTATAAGACTATAAGTCAAATTTGACGATACAACGTAAAAGGAAACTTTTGATATGACAGAAAAAAAGATAATTCCCGAATTAAGACGTCGCGCTCTCGTGGCTCCGGACAGCATCAACAGCGAAGAACGCACGATTGAAATTGTATGGACGACCGGCGCAAGAGCCACACAATGGACATTTGAAGGGTCGTTTTTAGAAGAATTGGAAATAAGCGAAAAAGCCGTCAACCTGGAGCGATTAAACTCCGGCAACGCGCCTTTTTTAGCCATGCACGAAACTTATGACCTCGCATCCATCCTGGGCGTTGTCGAAAAGGCATGGATTGACGAAGGCAAAGGCGAAGGCCGGGCAATTATTCGTTTCGGCAAGAACGACGAAAAGATCGACAAGGTGTGGAACCTGGTTGCTCAAGGCATAATTCGCAATATTTCAGTCGGATATACAGTCGAAAAATACGAAGTCTACCAAGAGGACGACAGACAGATTTATCGGGCTGTTGAATGGACACCGCTGGAACTGAGTGCTGTGACAGTTCCCGCGGATGCAAAGGCTAACGTCCGCGCGGAAGCGTTGACCAGCGAATGCGTTATTGTTAATCGCAGCGAAAATCAGGAGAAAACGATGGTTAAAAGAGCCAAAAACCGCGACGAAATCGACGAGTTCGAAGACGAAATCGAAGAAGACGCCGCTCGTTCTGACGACGAAGAAAACCAAGAGAATGACACTCCGAGCGAAAATGAAGACGATCGCAATGGCGACGAAGAAAACCAAGGCGGAAACAACGACGAAGAAGAAGACGACAAAGAGCGTAAAAACTCGAAGCGTTCTATTTCGCGCACGGATGCCATCTTGAGCCTTTGCGAAGTAGCCGGATTATCTATTTCGGAAGCTCGCGGCCTTTGTAAGTCGGACAAATCGTTTGCGGAAATCCGCGAGGATATTCTCGCAAAAAGAAGCCAAAACTTCAACGGTGTAAATAACACCCGCGGAGTTTCAATTGAAACCAAAGCAAAAACCTTAGCCGCCCGTGCTAAAGAAATTTGCAAAAAGTAAAGGAATTAAAACATGACAACATATAGCGAAGGAAATTATATCGGCGACGTCGTAAAATACGAAGTCAAAGAGTATTCTCGCGAAGCTGTTACCATCAAAAGCGGTTCCGGTGCTTTGAAAGCCGGTGCGGTTTTAGAGATTGACAGCTCAACCGGAAAATATCAGCCTTTGTCGTTTACGGCAGCCGAAGGAAACAACGCGGCCGTTTATGGCACACCAGCAGCAGTCTTGATTAAAGACATTGACGCAACCAGCGCAGACGCTACCGGGCTGGTAGTAGTTCGCCATGCAATCGTGGCAGAAAATAAACTCAAGTATGCATTCAGCGACGCAACAGCCATCGCCAAAGCCAAAGACGGCCTGGCAGCATTAGGCATTGTTGCGAGAAAGGGGGAATAACATGACTAAAAATTTAGCTGATATTTTCAATAATAATCCCGCCTTTTCAACTTCGGCAATGACCGATGCAATTAACGTCATCCCTACACAATACGGTGCCGTTAACGAACTCGGCATTTTTAAGGAAAAAGGCGTTAACACAACCAGCATTATGGTTGAACGCAAGAACGGCGTTTTGAACGTTTTGAGCGCAAACGAACGCGGCGCCGCCGGCTCGGTTAACACTTCAGGCAAGCGCGATCTTGTTTCTTTGGCTATTCCGAGCTTTATTTTGAACGACACCATCAAAGCAGAGGACGTTCAAAATATCCGTAAGTTCGGCGAAACCGACGAAATGCAATCAGTGCAAGACGTAGTTATCGACAAGCTGGCCGAAATGAAGGCAAAGCACGAAATTACGCTCGAATATATGCGCTGCTGCGCTTTGCAAGGCGTTGTAAAAGACGGTGCCGGCACGACGCTCGTCAACTTATTCGACACGTTCGGCATTACGCAACACACGCAAGCGTTCAACACATCTTCGGCAAATACACACATCGACCAAAAATTACGCGATGTTAAACGCTACATGGAACAAAACCTCAAAGGCGAAACCATGAGCGGCATTTTGTGCTTGTGCTCCGGCAACTTCTTTGAAGCACTCGTTCAACACGGCTCAATGAAGGACGCATATCACGCATATCAAGGCGCGACTCCGTATCGCGACGATTTGCGTTATGACTTTGTTTTCAACGGCATTCGCTTTGTTGAATACGAAGGATCAGCCAGCAACGCTGCAGGTTCAACCTTGCGCTTTATCCCGGATAACGAAGCAATCTTCTTGCCGCTCGGCACCAGAAACGTCTTCGAAACCGTATTCGCTCCGGCAGACTACATCGAGGCCGTTAACACAATCGGCCAACCGTATTATGCGAAGCAGAAGGTTCAAGACTTCGAGCGCGGCGTTGACGTTCAAACGCAGTCTAACCCGCTGCCGATTTGTAAGCGCCCAGACTTGCTCGTTAAGGGAACTTTAGGTTCGTAATTGGCAACCACGGAAGGCGGAAGCCTCAAAACTTCCGCCTTTAAA